GGGTCCTGATTTTTTACCGACGTTGATAATTGATAATCGCGTAAATCATAAGATGCAGGCAAATCAACACCTGTATTTGCATAAGTTGCGGGTACATTTAAGTCACGGTCCAGCTGGTCTTTCAGCATATCCGCAAAGGGTATTTCTTCCAATGCAGGAAATGAAATTTCTGTATTTTCTTCCGCCTGCACAAAACTGAAACTGGATACTGCCAACAATGCAGTAAAGGTTGCAGCAAGCATAGCTGCCGTTCTTCGATATTTTTTTACTCCTGTCTGTTTCATATAATTCCCCCTATTATTCTGCCCTAATTCTAAGAGTTCCCTATAACTCTTCTAAAAACATTGTATTTTTCATGTTATTTTTGTCTAATTTGACATATATTAATATTATAATTCTTTTTTACCTTTTTGTAAATATGTTATTCCAATATGATAAATTAAAGTATAAATTTATCATATTTATACTATGAAAATAATATTCCTATCCATTTTGGATACTCTTTTGTGATAACTTTGAAAAACGGATTTCATATATAGTATGTATTTTCTTATATCACAAAAACCTGCCGATAAAGCAGTCGCCACTTTTTCGACGGGTTTTCCACATAAAACAACAAACCAACAGCTAATAATTTTATCAACTGTCGGTTCGGTTATGGGTTTACGCTACCGAAAAGATACCTGTTTAAAGCGCGGGGGGAAATGGCAAAACAAAAATCTTGGTACGGTGACAGGATTTGAACCCGTAATTTATCACTTAAAAACGGCATAAATACGTGCTTTTCAATACCACGTGTTTATAGGTTTTATGACCGTTTTTTAGGATTTCCCAATCAAATATAACACAAAGAAAACCGCGTAACCAAGCCATTTGACCTAGTTACGCGGTTTTTACGTTGGTACGGGTGACAGGACTTGAACCCGTAAGCTATTGCTTAAAAACGGCATGGATACGCGTTTTTTCATGATTCATGTTGCATTTTGTGTTGCATGATATAAAAACATCACTTTATAATCATATTTAAACTCTTGCTTTTTATCATAAAAAAGAAGCTGTCCAGCCCAAAAGCTGAACAGCTATAGCCCCGCTAATGCGGGGAGTTTACCCTATTACTTATAAAGATGCATATGTAAAGTATAGGGACACCCCCTGTCAGTGCAGGGAAACATACTGATTCCAGCAAGGTTCTCCGCCCTCGGGGTCACCCCTGCTAATGCAGGGAAAAAAGCGGTTATTTCAACCGTTTGTAATGATATTTTAGCACATCTGTATTGAAAAGTAAATGCATTTTCTATTTTTTGGAAGTTTGCATAAAGAAAAGCAGCGTTTTTTGTCGCTGCTCTTTTTTATTTTAAATATATAAAGCTCTTCTTTCTTCTTCGTCTTGATTTTTCTTTACTAAGTCTAAATGATTGTCTCTATACTCCCATAAATCAAAATAGTTCATAATATCTTCATCGTATGTATCTATTTTAGATTGACATGCAAACTCGGAGAACAAATTTACTTTATATTTTCCGTTGTGCTTGAGAATGTCGTCATAATTTTCCACAATATATTCTATTGGGCAGTTTACATAATCTATACTGTTCTCATTCTGAAAATCCCCATCCTGAATAAATTCTATATAACGCTCTCCACTTTCTGGATAAACTCTGAACATGTTTAATACTGTAATATTATTTTCATTCATCACCAAATACAAGTCTTTCAATCTTACAATCGTTCTTTTCATTTTTGTTTACCCCTTTTCTTTTCATTATACTGTAAGTTTTTGTAATTTCAAAGTATTTTTTAGATTTCTACTTTTAAAATATCGGCTGCTTTGTATACTACACTTTCAAAGGTTTCACCGTCTGCTGCTTCGTATTCTTCCAACATTCCAGCTTCTTCGCAAAGTTGTTCTAAAAGCTCCATACTCCATACGTCTTGTCCTCTTAGTTCTTTAGCAATTTCTTTTACGTTCATTTTTAATATCTCCTTTGTTTTTGTGTTCTTATCTTTACTGTATCTATATTATATATTATACGTACGTAATTATCAATAGGCAAAGTAAACAAATATACGTACGTAGATATGTGCATTTTTATTATGTACGTATTAATATGAAGGTGATATAATAAAGAAAAGGAGGTTTAAAATGGCTTACACAGAAAAACAGGGACAGTATAGTATTGAATACGCAAAAAAGAACTTAAAAAGAATTCCACTCGATGTGAAGCGAGAATACTACGATGAAGTAATCGTAAAGGCAGCTGAAAAAGAGGGCTTGTCTGTTAGAGCTTTTATTTTATCAGCAATCGAAGAAAAAATCTCTAAAAACACTTGACTTTATTACGTACGTATAGTATAATGATTATAGTAAGAAGGCAAGGTCTTACAAATATCGGAAAGGCGGTACACATGGAAGAGATGACAGATAAACAATTTGATAAAATTTTAAAAATGGTTTCAATGATTTTAGACGGTTGTAAAGATTTGGACGAAGCGAAAGAAAAGGTAAATGACTTACTGAAAGAGCAAAAGAAAGAAGATTAAGAAGAAAGCGGGCTTGCCACCGCTTTTCTTTTTGCATAAAAAAAGAGGGTAACGGATTAAACCGCTACCCTTTTATTTTTATGAAGCTGATAACAAATCTAAGTTCTGGGGTTTATCTATTTCACTCCAAGGTATTACTTTGGCTCCATAATTAACAAATGCATCTTTAACACCTTTTCCGATACTATTTTTATCATTCAGAATCACGATAAGCTGACTATCCGGCTTTCTCACAGGCTTGATGTCGTTCCACGAAAACAAAATATTACTCATATTGCTTTTATTTGGATTGTTAACGGTGGAACAAAATCGTTCAGGTTTAGTTCTATTCCTTTGGAATACAAAGTCATAGTTGTGTGTAAAACCAGAAACGCCTGTAAATTTAGCATTTTCAGTACAAAAAATATTATTTCTCTCAAAGAAGGATTGAACATCATCAACAAAGTATGATGCCACTTTTGCTGTTGTCATGTTTAGCATATCGTCAGCTTTTAACATAGCTTGAATAAACATATGTTTTTGACGTGAAAAATCGCTTAAAGAAGTTTTAGAAACTAATGCGTCCCCATCTAATTTTACACCATATTGAAATAGAATTTTATCTAGATGTTCTTTGCGGTTTTGAGTGAGTTTTAAACCATTCATTTTTAAACCGTTTATTATCGCACCATCATCAGTAATAATAATCTCATCGTTGTCCAGCTTAACATAAATCTGCAAATAATCGTTTGCGTTATCTAAAAAAGGTGTCGTAATCTCATAATATTCACCTATTTTTTCAAAAGTAATTTCACTTTTTAACCATTGTGTATAATTTTCAATAAGTTTTTGAATATCCAAGATGAACACCTCCTTTGTACTACTATATCATATTATTTCCTCTTGATAAATAACATTCGGTCTTTTTATTA